GTACTTCCATACTATCTGCTGATGCAAATAATTGGTTTGCTCCAATTGGCAAACTACTTGAATTGTTATCCACATCTATATCATATGGTGTTCCATCTAATGTTGTTCCATTTGTTGGATTATTAACAAATACTTCTGCTTCTCCACTTACACTTCCTAAAGGTATATCTACTGCAGGGCCTTTTTGAGCAAAAGGTAATGATGCAGTAAAATAATCATGTTCCCATGCTCTTTTTCTTAATGTATTTAATGCTACAAAATCTGCTTGTCCAGTTGCACCAGTATCTTGATTGCCATCTTTTAATTTAAATTTAACTGGTGATTGTAAATTTTGGTCTCTATAGTATTCATTATATATACATTGATATGCTGCTAAAGGTAAAGCATTTAAAGTTTGTAATGCTGTTCCTGTTGTTGGTGGTGGAACACCCATATAATCTAAATATCTTGTTACTTGTGCATTAGGATAATTTGATTCCCAAAATGCTGCATCAGCTTGTTTCCACTCGATAAATGGTGCTACTATACCACTATTTGCATCTGTAATAAACTTTTCCCAGTTGTCCCATAATATTCTATTTGGTACAAAAAAATAATGCATTGTTACATCCATTCTATGCATAACTGGTGCAACCATTGGTGCAAATCTAATCATACTTTCGCATGATAAATCAAATTTATCACCTGGTACACATTCCATAGTCATAATAGGGGTTAATTCACCCATATTTGCTGATAATTTCACATCATGTGTTAAGTCAAACACATTTTTCTGTGGTTTGGTCATTTTGACCGAATTAAATAGGTTTTTAGCCATTTTTTTTGTGTTTATTTTGTTTATAATCTAATTCCTCCACGACTTACATAATAAGTACGTGATACTTTACGATAACCGCCTTTTTTACGACCATAAGATCGTTTCATTGATCTTCTTCTTCTCATGTTTTTTTGTTTTAATTGTTTTTAATTTGAATACCAATTCTAAATTTTTCACTACGTTCTAATAATCTAAGGGCATTTTCTAATGTTTGATTTCTAATAATTGGATACCCATTATAAAAGATACAGTAAATGTTTAATTGCATAATTTAGTTTTTTTATTTATTTAATAATGATCCTACTCCTATTTTGATTAAATCTCCAAATAAATTAGAATTTATTCCCATATTAAGTTGTAAATTATTTTGGTACTTTTTATATGTATTTTCTAAATTTTGACCTTCTAATTTTGCGTTTACTAACGCTTCAGTTGCTTTTGTTAAAGCTATTTGTTGAGGTGTTGTTAAATTTTGCCACATACGTGTTTGTGCCATACTTTGTATATCTTGTTTTAACTTATCTCGTAATAACGGATTAAGTTCTATTTTATTGTCTATATCTTGTATAAGACTTTGTACTTGTTTTCCTCTAAGAAAACTAGTTTGTTGTTTTTCTTCTAACAAATATGGACTTGCGTCTTGTAAATTTTCGTTTTCTAATTTTTTTCCTCTTGCTTGTTCTTGTATTAATTGAGTAGATGCTTCTTGTTGTCTTATTTGAGCTTCAGTTCCTTTAATATTATAATAATTCATTAAAGCATTAGATGCGATATTTGTATCTATTTTAGGTGCTACAAAATCAGGTGTTTTCATATCTGTACTTCTTATTACGGGACTATTAGTCATTTGTCCGTATACTAAGTTTGGATTTAAACCTGCTTCTTTAAATCTTTGCATTTGTTGACTTGGACTATTGTATGCATTTTGCATATTCCAATCGGATAATGCGTCTGCTCTTTGTCTATCATACATTTGTATATTAAAAGCTTGTTGTCTCTTGTTTAACCTACTTATGAAATAGTTATTTAATAGGTTTGCTCCTAATTGTGTTCCGCCGGCTATTGCGGCTGCTCCTACTGCTGGTGCCATTTTTTTAGTTTTTATAGTTTATAATTTGACACTTTGTCCTTTTTTTTATGTGTCGCTTATTTGCTCCGCTACGCTTTGCCTTTTTGCTTCACATTGTAAATGTAAGGCTTTAGTGTCAATTAGCACTAATATATCAAGGGTATTAGTGCTAATTTTTTGTTAAAACTCGTTTTAACGTTGCTACGCGGGACTTTGTCCCTTGTTTGTGGTGACACAAAGGTCGATTATAAATCGGCCTTTGGCTCACCACTGTTTGATTCCATTTCATGGACTCTTACATTGTCTTTAATTTCGTCGATTTTATCAACTTTACTATATTTTTGTTTAATTTGTTTTATCTCATTTGTATATAAATGAGCTAATTCTTGACGTTCTGCCAAGTCTAAACGTCTCCAATCTGGAAGGTCGTTTTCTTCTCCTTCATATATTGGTACTTTTATTCCATCAATAGGTAAACCTCTTGAATGTCTTTCCAATATTGTTCTTATATTCATTGTTTGGTCTGGAATTGTCATACTTGGTAAAGTATTAAATTCATAATTTTTAGCAAAAGTGTTTGCATTCATAGTATGTTTTATCATATATATCTATTTTTTTCGGCATCTTTATACATTTTATTAAAAGATTGTATATGTCTGTCGACAATTATTTGTGAATAATTTTCACCTAATTCGTTAATAAGTTTTTGTTCTTCAATTTCTAACTTTTCTTTTATATAATTACTTATACGTATTTTATCAAAATCTGAATAAATTTTGTCTTTATAATATCTTGGCATTGCTATCTTCTTGTTACCTTTTAAATTACAATACATACGTTCTTCTATATTATTTTTATGCCATTTAATCATATTTTCTGTTAAATAATTACTTCCTAAACCTTTTGACATTAGACTAAATTCTTTTTGTCTATCATCATGATAATGCATTGGTATTTTACCCTTTTTTGTCATATATTTTAATGTATAACCTATACTTGCTTCATTTACATCTCCTATGTAAATCTGTCCTAAAGGCCTCCGATCTAATGTCCATGCTTTTTCTACTTTTTCTCTATCTGCATTAAAAATAATTAAATGGTAATGAGGGCGCATTCGTTTTGTGCCATATTCGCCACAAATATAATATTTTAATTTTTCTTTACTTAACTTTCTAAGACGTTTCATAAATTTTTGTACGTCTGCTTTATCTAAATTCATAAAGCCGTTTTTTGTTATTGGAACTGATTCAGTATTATATGTTAATGTAACAAATAGTGCACTTTTCGAACGCTCTCCCTCTTTTACTAACCTATAACTCCATCCACTTGTACGACGTTTTTTACATGGGGGACATTTAGAACAAGGTACTGGTATATATTGACCAGTAAATTTGTCCTTTACATGAAATGGCGTTATACATTTGGTTGACATTAAAATGTTGGTGTACCATATTTAGGCATTGGTCTTACTGCCTTTACTTTATTTAATACATGACAATATAATTTTTGAGAATCAGGGTCTTCTACTGCAAAAATTCTACTCACATCTTCCGGTGTACATTGAATAAAATCACTATTCAATTGTGGTTCATTTGCAAATATTCTTCCTAAATGCCAGTAATCTAAAGTTGTTCTAAAATCTCCCGCTACTCTACTTGGCATATATTTATATTCTGCATATCTTGGTACATATCCAAATGTATCATTTGCGTTATTAGTATAAGCATATAATTCATTTAATGTAACTTCTTGTTCTCCAATATGTGCAAAAGATGGCCAAAAATAATCTAATGGATCATTTTTCAAAAAGGTTTTTGGTATACCTTGTTGATAAGCGGTTTTTGGCATAATTGACATAATTCCAATAATATATCCATGTTCTTCACAATAATAACTACCAGTTTTACCGGAAGATACTGAAATACCATGTCCGGCCATATTTCCTTGTGGTGTTGTATCTGATTGTCCACTTTGCAATACTTCACTAATAACTACTGGACTTTTTACACCAGTAATATATTCAGGTCTTTGTAATCTTGCATCAGATGATTTAACACCAAAATGTGCAAGAATATTTTCTATATAACGTGTTCCACCTCTTGCATTCTTTTCTAACCATTCTTGTAATCTAAATGCTCTTCGTAATTCATTAATAGTTGTTGGTTGTACTTCCATACTATCTGCTGATGCAAATAATTGGTTTGCTCCAATTGGCAAACTACTTGAATTGTTATCCACATCTATATCATATGGTGTTCCATCTAATGTTGTTCCATTTGTTGGATT